AATAATACAAATAATAAAACAATTTAAATAAAGGGTTATCCTCGAAGAATGGGAGCATTTATGCTCCCATTTTTTTTTGCTCGAAAAAGACCGTATATAAACCACGACCGTAGGTCGTGACCGTAATAAGCTTGACCGTAGGTCAAGCGACCGTAGTTAACATGTTAATTAAAAAGTTCTTGCAATAGTTGCAATTACTTGTTATAAATAGTTATATTTATTAGGAGGATAAAAAAATGAAAATAAATACTTTTAAAAAGCACATCGAAAAAATCAATAATCAAGATATTGTTGATCAATATATTTCTTTTACATCTATGAAAAGATTATTAGATATTCAAATAAAAGATTTAAAAGAAGAAATTATTAAAACTAAAAACCCAAACTTTAATATTAAGCATGTTAAAAAATCTTGGGTTGAGGGTCATTACAAAAAAGCACATAAAAGAATTTCGGTGAAAAAATAATGATTAACTTATCTAAAAATGAGAAAGCATTCTATAAAAGAATGCTTTCCAATACATCTAAATTAGGCGTTAAATCAATTTCTTTAGATGCTCGAAAATGTAAAACTGGATCTAAACTAGCAAAAAAACCTGGTACTGTTTGCAATGGATGTTATGCATTAAAGGGATGTTATGTTTTCCCAGTGGTTAAAGATGCAATGGCAAGACGTTTAGAATTCTTTAATAGTAAAGATTTTATTCCAATAATGGTTTGGTTATTACAATCACAAAGAAAAAAGTTTTTTAGATGGTTTGATAGTGGAGACATTCAAAATGTTTTTATGGGTTTAAACATTCTAGAAATTTGTAAACAAACTCCAGATATAAAACATTGGATACCATCAAAAGAATATAAAATGTGGAGACAAGTTTTAAAAATTGAAAAACTCCCAGACAATGTTTGTTTAAGAATTTCATCCCCAAACATTGACCAAGAACCATTAAAAGAATTTAGCAATACATCAACAGTTCATAAGAATAAAAAAGCTTTTGGTTTAGAATGCATTGCATATAAACAAGATGGAAAATGTTTAACTTGTAAAGCTTGTTATGATCCAAAAGTTAAAAATATCTCTTATCCTTTACATTGATATTTTAACATGTTAATTAATAAGTGAGCTAATCGGGATAGCTCACTTATCAAAATTTAGAGACTAAGAACTCCTCTTCTTAGTCTCTTTTTTCTTTTCAACAAACGGTCACAAATCGCAAGACGCAAGACATCCTTGACCATCATAAACGGTCACAAATCGCAAGACGCAAAACCCTTAACATGTTAAAGGCCTGGATAGTTAACATGTTAAGGGCTGCCGAAGATAAATTTTAAAATTTCTTTCATGTCTTTTGTTTTTAATTTACACTTGGTAAGCAACCCTTTTTCATATAATTCAATGGCTTGACCACCTCCAAATAAAAATAGGTCGGAGGTCAAGAGGTGCTTTACCAAGAAAAAAGACAACCCTTTTGATGAGAAAAGGGACATATTCCAAGCAATCTGCGACTTTTGGAGTAAAACACTGTTGTTTTTTGTTGTTTTTAATTCAACAAAGACAGAAATACCATTGTGACATAAGAATGTATCACACATGCCATTTGAAACTCTATTTTCAATTCTTTGATAATGAGTTTTTGGAGGTAGATTTTTCTTTAATTGCAACCAAAGATTTTTCTCTGTCATCATCTACTTTCTTAAATTGACCCTCTACAAAAGCATGAGGATAATCTGATCTTATTTGATATAGTCTAGCAACAATTTCTTCACGAGAAAGTTTATCAAGTTGATGAGTATGATTTTGTTCTCGTCTATCAATTGTTAAACCACCTAGTGCAGATCTTATTTTTTCTGCATTTATTGATGCAGAAAATTGACCATCTTCCTCTGCTTTGTGAGATAGTTCAGAAAACCTTTTTAATTGACCAATTAAAGTTACTCCAAATTTTCTTTCTCTCTCTTCTCGAAGTTCTTTAATATATTCAACTACCAAAGGAAAATCTTTACCATTTAATAATTTAGATGCATGATATCTAGCACTATCTTCTGCATATCCACTTTTAACTGCACATTGTTTGGCAGAATAGATACCTTCAACATAGTATTTAGCAAACTCTTTTTGTCTTGCAGTAAGTTTATTTACATTAGCCATGAAGCCAATATAAGGGATTTCCACAACCAAATCAATTTGGAAAAAACAAAATCTCGCACATGTGCATTTAGATTATTTAAAGTGTGAAAACGTGAATAAAGTGTGAAAATTATTTGTTAGTGGATAAGGGTTTAAGAACAGTTTTCACACTTTCACACTTTCACACCTATTTTCTCAAAAATATTTTTAAAATTATTTTCGTTGTGAAAAAGACTATATAAGTAAATATAAATGTAATTAATTGCAATTAGTTGTTGACAATTGTTTTTATAAAGATTAGTCTAAAGAAAATAACAAATGGAGGATTAAATGGAAAAAATTTGTAGTGGTAATTATGAGAATGTTTTGGGTCTAATTGAAAAGGCAAGTTCTTATTATTTTTGGGTTCAAACTGATGAGGATGATGGCTTTTATGAATATCTCGGTAGAGAAAAATTTGAAGATAAAATGGTTGATAAGATTGAAGACAACAATTGTAACATCAAGGATCTTTATTTGAATTATAATGGCGAACTTTATTACAAAGAGTGGAGGTAACAATGGACAGTTTTAAAGTATTAACAAAACTTTACGATAGATGGTTGTTTAGAAATAAATTCAATCCTCTAATTAGTGCAGACGATCTCCTCTATGATCATCATAGAGGGGAGATAACTCTAACAAACATTCAAGAAAGATGTCTCAGAAAGTTTATAAATGTTTGGGAAAAAGCAGAAGATTATAGAAATCGTTACAATGATCGAATTGCAGATGATCAACATAAGATTGAAGAATTGTGGAGTGAATATCTTGCAAACGACAAGAGATCATTCAATGAATATTTTTCTGAAGAGTTTGGTTTTACTTGTGACGATAGTATTACCTACAAGCAGATGAAAGTTTTATGTGAAAAATTAATAGGGAGGAAACAATGATCAATGGTCAATTGGCAATGCTCAAAGATAGTGGGGCAACACTACAATATGAATGTGAAGAATGTGTAGGACATGGAAACATACCAATCAGTTGTGAGGAAGTTGTTACTTGTCCATCATGTGGAGGTAGGGGATGGACAGAGAATTTGTCATCTATCCCTCAAGATATAGTAATAACAGTGAGGAGGAAATAATGGATAAAATTAATAAAAAGTTTTTTCATGTTAATGAACTGAAAAAAGGGATGATGAATTGTGAAGACAATGAAAAGAAGAAGAAGTTAATCATTGATTTAACTCATCAAATCATCTCATTAAACATGGAATTAGCCTTATATTATAGTGAATTAAATAGGAGGAAGTAAAATGCAAAAGATTATAGATAAAGCAATAGGTACAATCCAACATGAATTAATCAGATCTATTGATGAATTTTATGAGAAAGATGAACTTACACAAAATAAAATATCAAAGGCTTGGAATTTAATATTGCATGAACTTAATGACCACTCTCCTTTGGGGGATTGGTACAAAGAAGCTAAAAGAAGAAAAGTCATTGAGGATGAATATAGAGAGACTATGGTTGCAATAAGAAAAGCAGAGAAAAAATTAGAAGAAAAAAGGAGAAAACAAAATGCCTAAGAAAGCATATATGACTATGGTTAGTTTTAGATTTCCTTGTCCTCATGATCATTCTGATCCTACTCAAATGAGCATACAAGAAATCAGACAATATTGTATTGGAGAACTAAACAATATCAAAGACGAAGAATTGTGTGGAGCAATCTACATTGAAGAAGATACAACAGAGGAGATATTCTAATGAAAGATGTAAGACCAACTAGTTTAGAACTAGCAAAAGCAATAGAAAATTTTGTTTACCATGAACTTGATGTAATTACGGAGAGTGATTGGTTTCAAGAAAGAGTTGCAATAGCATTGAAGAAAAACTTTGCAGACGAAGAGATTTTAGAAAAAGCTAAAAGAAATAGGAGGGAATAGAAAATGATAGGAGTTTTAAACATACCATATTTAATTGACGACAACTCTGATGGGTGGGCAATTGTTACAAGAATGGATATTCGAAAAGCAAGGATGCATCCAAATGATTTTCCAAATGCAATCAGAACTAAGAATGAAGAATTGTTTGCATTAAAGGATGATGTCGAAATGCAAAAGTTACTTAATAAGTTGAATACCAATGGGATTATCTTTCAGTTGAATGAAAAAAGAATTGCAGACAACCATAAAGATAACCCTAGAAATTGGGTACAAGATCCAGGAATTTAACATGTTAATTAAATAAAACTTGCAAAGACTTGTAATTAAATGTTAAAAGATTATATAACTATTACGGAGGTAAAAATGAGTAGATTAAAAGATTTAGTTATTGATGTAGAAACTCACTTGGGTTCTTTACTCAATGACGAGGGATTGACGAATGATCAAGCATTGACAGTGATCGAGCAAGAAGAGTTCATGGTCGGTGGTCATAAGTTTAGTGGCAGATTTGTTCGTCAATGTGCAGAGCAAATCCTTAACGATTGGTCAGTTGAGGATTTATATTACAAACCTTTTCTACAACTTATCGAAGGAGATAAAAATGAAAATAGATAAAATAGAAATGAAGAATATATCCTACTATAAAAGAGGATCAGAAGAAACTCCATGCTATAATGCAACAGTATACATCAATGGCAAGAAAGCAGTTGAGGTATCAAACGATGGTCATGGTGGAAGTGATAGACAACATGTATGGCATGAGAATGGTTTTAGACTTCAAGACATTGATAAATGGTGTGTTGCAAAGTTTGGTCAATCAACTTGGGAGTATGGTGGGCAAACGTATTCCACAGACCTAGACTTGGAGCATTATTGTCATGACGAGTTATATAAACATCTTGATACTAAACTTTTGAAAAGGAACATGAAGAAAAACATTATGTTTTTTAGAGATGAGAAAGACATCAAGAGTGGTCAGTATACTCTTGCAAAAATTCAAAACAACATTGGAGGACTTATGGCATATATAAAAGATAAGTATCCGAAATGTATTGTTCTGAATGACATGCCATTAGAGAAAGCTTTAGAAACTTTCAGAAGTTATGAAAGGGAAATGTAATGGATGACAATCAGTTTATAAAATTAGATACATCTCTTCCAAATTTATTGGAAGAGGTGGGTCACAAGATCGATTGGAATGACGATGAATCTAGGAGTAATTATCATGCTTTTAGAAACAGAGTTTATCAATTAATAGATAAATATTACCAAGGAGGAAATAATGGGTAGATATTATCATGGAGATATTGAGGGCAAGTTTTGGTTTGGAGTTCAATCAAGTACTGATGCCGAGTTCTTTGGAGTAGAGGGAAATGCAAACTTTCTTCACTATTACTTTGACGAAGACAACAAGAAAGATATCCACAGAGGTATGCTTGAGTGTGATAGGAAATTGCATAAGTATAGAAAATTATTGGATGAATTCTTTGATACTCGTGAGAGTTATAATAATAAATCACTTCAAGATTTTTTAGATGAAAAAGAACATCCTCATAAACATACTGAGGAGGGAGTTAGATATTACCTAGAGTGGTATGCAAGATTGAATCTTGGGAAAAAGATTTATGATTGTATACTTGAACAAGGATCATGCAGTTTTGAGGCAGAGTTATGAGTACAACTTACAGTAAAATAAAAGGTAGATCAAAAGGCTATAGATATAGAAATTCTATAGTCGATCTTCAAAGAGATCTTCAAAGAGCAAATGCTAAGAAAACAAAAGAAGAGTTAGAGGAGAATGAAAGATTTGAAGATGATCCTCGTGCTTTAAAAGAAATAGAATATGGCAAGGTGGTAAAGAAACCTACCACCATGCTTTATGCCATGAAAAAAGGGAATGTATTCGATGATTAATCATCTTGATTTATGTAGTGGTATTGGTGGGTTTGCTCTTGGATTTAAATGGGCAAACCTATCCAAACCCATAGCATTTTGTGACTTTGATATTCCATGTCAGAAAGTGTTAGCAAAAAATTTTCCAAATGTACCAATCTTTAATGATGTAAAGGAGATAGCAAGTGACCCAAAAAGATTTATTCAACAACCCATCGGAATCCTTAGTGGAGGATATCCATGTCAACCATTCTCCACAAGTGGCAAAAGGCTCGGATCGGAAGACCCTAGACACATCTTTCCGTACATCCATGAAATTGTTAAACAAATTAGACCCTCTTATTGTGTTTTCGAAAACGTATATGGGCATGTCTCCATGGGACTTGACGAGGCACTCTTTGCAATGGAAGACCTCAACTACCAAACGAGGACATTTGTTGTTTCGGCTAGTAGTATCGGAGCAAGACACAAACGAGACAGAGTGTGGATCGTCTGTAAAAACTTGGGCGACTCCTACTACCATGGATTATCTACCACCAAGATCGGCAGAGGGAACGAAGAGATTGCAAGAGGGTGCGAGGAAAGGCAGAAAGAGACCGAGCAATTTAAGGGAGCAAGTAGACCCAAAGACAATGGAGATGTATCCAACTCCGACAACCAAGGGATTCGGACATGCATCGGAGGGTCAGACAATGATCTTCAGAAAGAAAGTGGAGAGGGGAGAACTGTCAGAGACAGAGGCTCAAGCTATGATGAATGGGGTAACTTTAAGACCACCGAGGATGGAAGAGTGGAAGTTTCCAACTCCGAACAGTGGACTAAAGAAACATTCATACAATGGCAACAATCAGTATTACGAAAAGCGATTGAAAGATGGGAGACAAGTGGATCTCACAATGAAGATGTATCAAACGGAGGGAGATGCGAGACTCAATTGCGATTGGACAGAGTGGCTAATGGGGTATCCTATTGGATGGACGAACCTAGAGGAATCCCAAGAATCACAACCGAACAACAAAACAGAGCAAACAGACTAAAGATGTTGGGGAATGCAATAGTACCCCAACATGCATATCATATAGGACTAGCAATTAAGGAGGACATAAAGAATGAAGCTTAAACAATTGATGTTAATATACAAAGTTTTAGATGATTATGCCGAAATAGTTTTTGATAATAAACACGAGCATAGTGAAGAAACCATCGTAGAAACAACTGAAGCATTAAGGATAGTTAAGATAGAACTTGAAAAAATTAAGGAGGATCTAAAGGATGGCGAGAAAATATGATACTGAATATATGGATTATAACAATGCAAACACATATTATGTAGAGACGTTTGTAAACATAAAAAGAATTGTAAAAATTAAAGGCATAACAGAGAAACAAGCAGTTCTTAGAACTTTGAAAAGAGAACAAGATAGAACTTGGAAAAACTATGAATTTGTTGATTGTGATTACAATGTGGTTGATTACAATGAATTTAATAAATTTAAAAAAGGGAGATGTTAATGATTTGTGTAATTTGTAAAGGCAAAATAGAAGAGCATAAAAATGCAGAGGGCATAGTGTATTGGACAGAGGGACACAATGCCCAACCAATATCAGATGGGAGATGTTGTGATAGATGCAACGAAGACATTGTTATTCCTCACAGAATAGCAGACATGATGGTGGCAAAATAAATGTATAAGAAAAATAAATGGACTAAAAAACAAATTAAAGACTGTAGATATAAAATTGAATATGAAAGAGAAATCAAGATTCAATATTTTCTTAATCAAATTAAAAATAGATCTAAACCTTTACCACAAGAATTTTTTATTTTAGAGACAGACAGATGAACACTTCCCAGGAAAAAATTATTATTTGTTTTAGATGTAAAATCAAAATGAATAAAACAGAACTGAAAGACGTTTATAAATGTATCGCTTGTGGATTAATAGACGACAGAAAAAATATGGAAGAGAGGAGTTAGTTTTGAAAGATAAAGAATGGCAAGAAAAATACGGTCATGATTGGCAAGACGCAACACGCAAGGATGTTAAAACACACTGCACTCCTAGATGTCCAAGATGTCAAGGAACATTACATACAGTAAACGTACATGGACATGAGCAGTGTGTTCTTTGTCATGCTATTGTTGAGGACTGTTGCCAAGGATCACAATTAAAATGAGCAATATTATTGACTTTGATTTAATTCGCAAAGCAAAAAATCCCGTCAAAAAAGTTTGTGACATAGCATCAAAAGAATTCAAGGAGTTAATAGTCATTGGAGAAGACAAGGATGGCGAGTTAAGAATGATTACAACTTTAGAAAATTATGCAGACATAGTTTATATCATGGAGATAATTAAATTAGGAATAATAACAAAAGGAGCAGAGGAAAATGAAGAGAAGTAAATCTGAGACCTACCTACAATATAGTTTAGATTCAGTGATAAGTTATATAAGAGGAGAACTAAACTTAGAAGAGGCAGTAGAAAGACTTGAACAATTGGGACACAAAAAGAAAAGTGCGATGAAGGTCCTAAAAAACACCGATAGAAACAACATTTTTAGTTTTGAAACAAAAGCTAGAAAAAAATCTGATGCAGTTTAAATATAAAACAAAGCCATATCAACACCAAGAAGATGCTTTGGTTCACAGTTTCGATAAACGGAACTATGCATACTTTATGGAGATGGGATGTGGTAAGTCTAAAGTTCTGCTCGACAACATGGCATGGCTTAGACTCCAAAACAAAATAGATTCTGCAATCATTGTGGCTCCCAAAGGAGTATACAGAAATTGGGAATTGACAGAGATCCCGAAACATTTCTTGGATGAAATAGATTACGAGGTGTTTACTTGGAGGGCGAATGCAACCAAGTCGCAGAAAGATAATCTGGTTCGGGCCACAAAAGAAAAATCAAAATTTAGAATACTTTTAATTAATGTTGAGGGTTTTGCTACACCAAAAGTAAAAAGATATACTGAAGCTTTTATAAAAAATTCAAACTTTTTATTGGCAGTGGACGAATCGACAACGATAAAGAATCATCAAGCCAAAAGAACAAAGGCACTAATTAGTCTTGGCAAACAAGCAAGTTACAAAAGAATATTAACGGGATCTCCCGTTACAAGATCGCCAATGGATTTGTTTTCTCAATGTTTATTCATGAGTCAAGATCTTTTGGGGTTTGATTCTTATTGGTCTTTTCAAGGTCGATATGCCGTGACAAGAAGACAAAAGATGGGTGCTCATTCTTTTAATCAAGTTATTGGATATAGAAACCTGGAAGAACTAGCACAAAGATTAAAAACATTTTCATTTAGAGTTACGAAAGAAAAAGTTTTAAAAGATGTGCCACCAAAAATCTACACAACTAGAGAAGTAACATTGTCTACAGAGCAATTGCAACACTATCAATCTATGAAGAAACATGCATTGACAGTGGTCAATGATGAGTTGGTAAGTGCAACTGAAGTCATGACACAGTTAATAAAGCTGCAACAGTTACTTTGTGGTTTCATCGTAACTAATGATGGCAAGACAATAGAAGTTAAGAACAACAGAATAAACTGCATGTTAGATGCTATAGAAGAGATGAGTGGTAAGGTTATTATTTGGGCAAGGTTCAGACATGACATAATCAATATTACAAATGCTCTTAGAAAAAAATATGGACATGCATCTACTGTAAATTATTTTGGAGATACATCTGAAAAAGACAGACAAGATGCAATCTTAGGAATTGAGAACGATCCTAGTGTAAGGTTCTTTGTTGCCAATCCTCAAACGGGAGGCAGAGGTTTGACTCTGATCAAGGCAACAAACGTAATTTATTTTTCTAATGATTTTGATTTAGAAAAAAGAATTCAATCTGAGGATCGTAATCATAGATCGGGTCAGAAGAATCAAGTCGTATATGTAGATTTGATAGCTAAAGGCACGATTGATGAGTATATCGTGAAAGTTTTACAGAATAAAATAGTCTTGGCAGGTAAAGCTTTGAATGAAGAAGCAAAAAAATGGTTACAAGTTTCTCCAAAAAAAGACAATTAATTGCTGAAAATTACAACAACATGATATATATAATAAATACGGGCAACAACACATGGGAGCATGAAATGCAAAAATATAGAACAGTAGCTATTCCGATTGAGATCTGGGAAGATCTTAAAAAGATAGCAGACCAAGAAGGTAGGTCATATGCGAGACAACTTTCTTGGATGATTAAAAATTATTTTGGCAAAAGTATTGACAATTAATTGCAAATAATTATATTAAAAGTCTCGGCAGCTAATTACCGTCCTCACCGACATAAAAGGTTGCCGAGATCAACAAACCGAAGGGTATAACTTTAACGAAGGAGGTTCAATTATGAACGAGTTATTTGAAACAATGGTTGCAGATGCGAGTGCGTTTGATGAAATTGACGCAAAAAAGGGGAGTGAATTATCTTCTTTAATTCGTAACAGTCAACAACTTTCAAATCAAATCAAAGAAGCCGAGCAACATCTCAAAGATCTTAAGGCTATGAGACAAAAGGTTGATACAGAATCTATTCCTGCAATGATGCAAGAAATGGGTATGGACTCTATTACTGTGGATGGTAATAAAGTTCAGTTAAAACCTTTTGTTCATGCAAGTATACCACAAGATCGAAAAGGTGAAGTTTATGATTGGTTAAGATCAATAGGCGAAAGTGACATCATCAAGAACGATGTTGTCGTGAGTTTTAGCATGGGAGAAGACAATCTTGCTAAAGCTATAGTTGCCGATCTCGAAGAGAAAGGTGTTAATCCAAGTTCAAAGACACACATACATCCAATGACTTTGAAATCTTGGTTATCGGATCGTATCAAAGATGGCAAGGAAGTAGATCTTGAAATGTTTGGTGCATACGTTGGTACAACTGCTACATTTAGAAAGGTATAATCATGAAAACACAAGTAGTAGAGAAGAAAGAGGCAGGTCTACCTGCAAATTTGATAAGTGAAATGGCAACCGATTCTGGCTTGGGACTATCTAATGTGACGGCAGATGACATGCAGATTCCTTTTTTAAGGATTCTACAAGCATTGTCTCCACAGTTAGTCAAAACTAATTCAGATTATATAAAAGGTGCAGAACAAGGAGATATCTTTAATACTGTTACCCATCAAGTATGGAAAGCAGAAGAGGGTATTGTAGTTGTTCCTTGCTATTTTGAGCAAAAATTACTTGAGTTCGTTCCAAGATCTCAAGGTGGTGGTTTTGTACAAGAGTTACCAAAAGATCATCCAGATGTTTTAAATGTCAAAAGAGACAAAGAAACTAATATGGATATGTTACCTAGTGGTAATGAACTTGTAAGAACGGGTCAACATTATGTAAAAGTTCTTAATGATGAACTTGGTATGTTGGAACCTGCCATCATAGACATGAAGAAAACTCAAATCAGAAGATCAAAAATTTGGGTAACTCAAATGTCAATGCAAACTATAAAGTTAGCAGATGGTACATCAAAACCTGCTCCTATGTTCGCCAATAAATGGAGACTTAAAACAGTAGCCGATGGCAATGACAAAGGATCTTGGTATTCCTGGCAGATAGAAAAAGTCGGGATGGTAGATTCTCTTGACGTTTATAATGAATGTAAAGAGTTTCATAATAGTGTTGCAAGTGGAGAAATCAAAGGAACGGCAATAGCCGATGAGATTGATCAATCTCCTACTAAAGATACAGACGAAATACCATTCTAACTTTTAACGATTTCGGGTAGAAGTCCTCCTTTTTCATTTTCTTCTACCCGAAAGCCATTTGTGAGGAATAAAATGAACAATGGTCAAAGGTTTATGGATGCTTTTAAAGGTTTTTCTGAGGCTCATGGAGAGACAAAGATCTCTCAAGAAAGAAGACAAGGGAAACAAGCCGCCAATTCCTATATTAAAAGAACTCCTTTAACACTAGAGTTGATTAATGGTCATCTTGATGGTGGACTTGGTGTTGGCTCCATACCTATTAATGAAGAAAATAAATGCAAGTTTGGTGCATTAGATATTGATACATATCCTATTGATCATCTTGCCCTAGATAAGAAATTAAGAAAACTTAAGATACCATGCATTGTTTGTAGAAGTAAAAGTGGTGGAGCACATATCTTTTTCTTTCTAACAGATTGGATGAATGCAGGCGAATTTAGAGATAAAGCATCAGAGATTGCCTCTGTAATAGGTTTTGGTAACTGCGAGATATTTCCAAAACAAGAACAGATATTAGTAGAACGAGGAGATGTAGGTAATTTTATTAACCTACCCTATCATAACAAAGATCAAACCATGAGGTATGCCTTCAAAGAAAACGGAGAGGTTGCTACCTTCGAAGAATTTTTAGATTTAGTTGATAAAAGAAAAGTAAAACCAAATTCCTTTTTTAAACTACAAGTAGGGTCAAAAAAGACAGAACCTTTTCCAGAAGGTCCACCTTGTTTAAATGTCATGGCACTAAATGGCATTGGAGAGGGGTCAAGAAACATGTCTTTATTTAATTATGGTGCAATGTTTAAGAAGATGGATCCCGATAATTGGAAGGCGCTGCTTGAAAAATTTAACATTGATTACTGTACTAGTCCCGTATCTGCACAAGAAATAGTTCAGATACAAGGTCAATTAGAGAAGAAAGAATATTTTTATACATGTGGACAAGAGCCTATCAAAGCACATTGTAATAAATCTTTATGTAAAAGAAGAAAGTATGGCATTGGTGTAAATGTAGATGCAGTAGAAATAACAGGTATATCTATTGTTAAATCAGAACCAAGGGTGTTCTTTGCAGATTTGGATGGCAGACGATTAGAGTTAACAAGTTTTGATTTACAATCACAATCTAAGTTTCAGATAGCATGTCTGGAACAACAAAATTTTATGCCGCCAAAAGTAAAAGAGAGCGATTGGCAGTTGTTAATTAACGGATTATTAGCAGAGGCTAATGAAATAGAAGTTCCAGAAGAACTAACTTACAAAGGACATTTTAATCAATTGCTTGAGTCTTTTTGTCATGGACGAGTACAAGCACAATCGGCAGAAGAATTATTGATTGGTAAACCATGGATTATTGATGGATTTGTAAATTTTAAAATAGATTCTTTCATAGAATTTTTAAGACAAAAGGGGTTTACACATTATTCTAAAGGTCAGATTCAAGAAAGAATTAAAGAAATAAATAATGGAGATAAATGTAGTGAAGCAAAAGCATTTAAAACAACGGATGGAAAATGGAAATCAATTCGTGTTTGGTGGGTTCCAGAAGTAAAAGAGGATATTGAAATACCTAAAGTAGAATTTGAAGAGGAGATCCCGTTCTAATGAAAAAAAATAAAATAGAATTATTTAAAGAATTTTCAGAATTTATAAGACATGAAAAAGCTTTAGAAACATTTAACAAAACGATTGATTTTTTAGAAGAATATGAACAAGACCATGTAGAATTTGTAAGAGAACAAAAAAAGGTTCCTTATTCTCTTACCAAAGAAGAGAGAGCAGATTTAGTTCATAAACAAGAATTGGCACGAAATTTTAAAATGGTTAAGGACTATATTATAAAAAGAAGAGAGTTTTTTATAGAAATGTTTTTTAAAGAGTATCAATAATGGAAGTATTAATAGCTTTTTGCACAATCATAGTTGAAGAATGTAGATACAAAGGTGGTAAGAGCAAGTGCAGTTTTTGGAACCCTGGAGTTGTTTTTAAAAACATGGATGAGTGTAACAAAGATAAAAAGCTAATAGAAGATTATGTGGTAGAAGAGTTATGGAAAATACATCCAGAGGCAGTAAAAATATATGCGAAAGGAGTATGTTTTAAAGGAGATAAACCAAAAAATCCCACAACAAGGAACAAGGGAAGAGATAGAAAATGAGCAATGAAACAGCAATCTATGGACCACCTGGAACTGGTAAAACAACAAAACTTTTAGATATTATAGAAGATGCTATTGCAAATGGAGTAGATCCTCAAAGGATAGCTTTCTTATCTTTTACAAGAAAAGCTGCACAAGAAGCTGTTGATAGAGCTTGTGTTAAATTTAACCTAGATCAAAATCATTTTCATCACTTTAGAACACTACATTCTCTTGCTTTTCGTTGGGTTGGAATGAAAACAGAAGATGTAATTAAACCACCCGACATGAGGTTTTTAGGCAAGAAGCTTGGAGTTGTTTTTCAAAAAGAAGAAAAAATAAATATAGAAGAGGGCGATATGTTTACTCCAGGGTCAAGTGACGGAGATAAATATTTCTATGTATATAATATGTCTAGACTAAAAGGCACTGATCTAATGGATGAATTTGATTCTTTTGGAGACATGTCTTTGAGTAGAGCATACATGCCTACTGTTGCAGAGGCATATCAAGATTTCAAAAAGAAAAATTTTAAATTAGATTTTACAGACATGTTAATTAAGTTCTTAGAACAAGGAACGGGACCTGAATTAGATTTATTAATTGTGGATGAAGCACAAGACTTAGTTCCTATTCAATGGAGAATGGTCAAGGAATGTTTGTTACCCAATACTAAGAAAGCATACTATGCTGGGGATGACGATCAATGTATTTTCAATTGGGCAGGCGCAAACGTAAATAATTTTTTAAACTGTGCAAAAGAATCTATAGTACTAGATCAATCTTACAGAGTTCCATACACTGTTTGGTCTGTTGCAAGAAGCATAATAAGAAAAGTTAAAACAAGAAAACAAAAAGAATACAAGCCGAAGGAAGAAGAGGGCAATGTTTCTTATTATTACGATGCTATGGACATAAATTTTAACAGAGGAGAGTGGTATGTTCTAGCAAGAACAAACAGAATACTTTCTGATATAGGAAATAAATTACAAGATGAAGGGTATATGTTTTGGAGAGAGGGATCTGGATGGTCTGTATCTGAAAAGTTAATTAACAGTATAGAGGTGTGGATACAATTATGCAAAAATCAAAGTCTAAGTGTACAAAATTGGGTAGAGTTTTCGAGGAGAACAAAAAAAGGGGTCATTGGTCATGGTGGAAAAAGAAAAATAGAATTATTGGATCAAGACAGAACATATACTTTGGACGATTTATTAAAGAGCGAGTTGGGTTATCTATTAAACTTGAACAAAGAAATGATGTGGTACGATGTTCTAAGCATGACAGAACAACAACGAATATATATTACCTCTGCAAGAAGAAGGGGAGAGAGAATATTAACAAAGAAACCTAGAATTCGTTTGTCAACAATACACAAAGCTAAAGGTGGAGAGGCAGACAATGTAGCTTTGCTTTTAGATTGTCCCAAATTGATAAAGGAAAAAGGAGATGAAGACAGTGAGCATAGAGTATTTTATGTAGGAGTAACTCGTGCTCGTAAGTCTTTACATATAGTTGAAAGCAAAAGTGAAAGTGGATACAAAATATGAAAACTTACGAACAAGGTTCTAAGAAAAAACCACCACACATTAGATTTTATTGCAAAGTATGTAATAAGCTTGGGAGACAAAAAGATTTCATAATGCCTGTTAACAATTTAGATGGAATAAAAGGTATTAGTATGGCTTGTATACATTGTTTACACGATAAAGGTTATAGGTTCAAAGGATGGAATTACGGAGATGAAAATGAAAACATACGAAGAAGCAAAAACAGAGTTACTTTTAAAACTTAAATATTTAGAAGGAACGATTAAATTTTTAAGAGAAAATTCTTACTACGAGAAACTTTGTATTAATTGTAGGTCAATTATGAAAGTTCCATTAAATGGAGAAAGAGGTCCAGGGCGAAAATTTTGTAATGATTATTGTAGACGAAACTACCATTATAAAAATCGTTTAACAGCAAGAGAAAAACAAATTGTTTATTTAAGACAACAAGGTAAAACTTTAGTCGAAATTGGTAAGCAGTTCGATATATCAAAACAAGCTATTTCAGTTATTTTACAAAAGGTTGAAAAGAAAAATGAAAAGAGATGAAGTTTTAAAAAATGCCATGAAATTAATTAATGGTAATAGAGCTAAAGACTATGGCGATGCACATGACAACCATCAAAGAATAGCAGACTTATGGTCTGTGGTGTTTGGATTTAAGGTATTAGTATGGCAAGTTTATTTGTGCCTAATATTAGTTAAGATAGCAAGACTAGTGCATTCTCCTAAACATTTAGATAGTATAATAGATATACCAGGATATTCAGCATTACTTGGGGAAACAGTAGAAAAAGATGAAAAGTGATCAATACCATTTTTTAGATCAAGACATAAAAGATATGTCCTGGGGGAATATTGACTTTGATTGGTCTCCTCCAAATGATTTTCCAGATCTAACAAAAGCATCTCGTATATCTGTTGATTTAGAAACAAGAGATCCTAATCTTTTAAAGTTAGGGCCTGGATGGTGTAGAAAAGATGGATATGTTATTGGCATAGCCGTGGCTGCGGGAGATTTCCAAGGATATTATCCTATAAGACATTCTCAAGGTAATATAGATTCAAACATGGTTTTTAAGTGGTTTAAGAAACAAATGGATACTCCAAAAGTTCCTAAGATTTTTCATAACTCCATGTATGATTTGGGTTGGCTACGAGCAGAAGGCATAGAAGTTAAAGGTCCCATACTAGATACAATGATTATGGCTCCTCTCATTAATGAGAACAGAAGATATTATAATCTAAATAGTTTGGTGTCAGATTATTTACAAGAATATAAAAGTGAGAAAACTTTAAGACATGCCGCGAGTGAGTTTGGTGTAGATCCAAAATCAGAGATGTACAAACTGCCTGCTAAATATGTGGGAGCATATGCAGAACAAGACGCTGCAGTCACTTTGAGATTGTACGATCATTTACTACCAATACTAGAAAGAGAGGAATGCACAAGTATTTTTGAATTAGAATCCTCATTGATACCCGTCATGTTAGAAATGAAAACAAAAGGTGTTCGTGTTGATTTAGATCAAGCAGAAAAAGTCAAAAAACAAATGGCTATGCAAGAGAAAAAATTACTCGATGAGATAGTCAAAGAAACTAGAGTCACGGTAGAACCTTGGGTCAGCACATCTATAGCAAAGGTCTTTGACTTTTTTGGACTTGAGTATTCTCGCACAGAAAAGAGCGGGTCTCCCTCTTTCACAAAACAGTTTCTGTCTCATCATCCTCATCCCGTTGCTAAAAAAATTGTAAAGATTAGAGAACTTAACAAAGCAAATACTACTTTTGTAGAAACTATTCTTAATCATGCTCATGATGGTCGTATACATTGTGACTTTCATCCTCTCCGAACGGACGATGGTGGAACTGTTACGGGTCGTTTTAGTTCCAGTAATCCTAATCTACAACAAATACCATCTAGAGATTTAGAGATCAAGAAAGCGATTAGAGGATTGTTTATTCCAGAAGAGGGATGTAAGTGGGGATCGTTTGACTATGCATCACAAGAACCAAGATGGTTAGCACATTACTGTGCCAAACCAACGGATGGATTCAGACATCCTTTGATAGATGAAGTAGTAACTATGTATAATGAAGGTAAAGCAGACTTTCATCAAATGGTTGCAGATATGGCAAATATATCAAGAAAAGAAGCAAAGACCGTAAATCTTGGAATCATGTATGGTATGGGCCGTAAAAAATTAGCAAACACATTAGCTATTACAGAAGAAGAGGCAAAAGAATTATTAGAAAAATATAATGAGAAAGTTCCTTTTGTAAAAGATCTAGCAACAAAGGTATCAAACTTTGCTTTGAAAAAAGGAATGATAAGAACTCAACTAGGTAGAAAATGTCGTTTTGATTTGTATGAACCAAGAGGTTACTCTTCTAAAAAAGCATTACCTTTGAAGAATGCATTAGAAGAATATCAAAATGTACAAAGAGCATTTACATACAAGGCGCTGAATAGATTAATTCAAGGATCTAGTGCAGACCAAACTAAAAAGGCAATGGTCGATTGTTATTCGGAAGGGTTATGTCCGATGCTAACAGTTCACGATGAATTGTGTTTCAATATAAAAAATCAAGAAGAAGTAGATAAAATAAAAGATATTATGTCTAATTGTGTTCCAGACCTAAGAATACCCTTTGAAGTTGATGCAGAATTAGGAAATAATTGGGGAGAAGTTGGCTAACCCACTTATCGTAATCGTGTAAAAACAAAGGTATTTCTAGGGTACAATCACACACGGACACTTTGTTTCGGCTCTGTGTGGCGATCTGAGAGCCTAGTTTTTTCGGACAGGCTTACAATATGCAGTGATTTTAGCCATTTTGCCATCTAGCAGTGGCACATCGGGTTGATTGTTCAAACGTCTGGCAAAATACAAACAAGTATTAATATTTTTAAATCTTTGTGTCTGATCTACTACTCTTTCGTTGAGCATAAA